CCTCGTTGACCAAATCTACATACAACCTGGCAACTTCGAAAGTGTATTCACGAACAACCGAGGCAAGATCCCCAAGATCGATGGTCGTTTTACCAGCAAACTCAGTGGGTGAAGCCCAATGGCTAGGTAGGCCTGGATCGCGTAACAGCACACTGCGCCAACTTTGCTCAGAAGGTGCCTCCTGTGCCTCACTCGCCTTGGCCCTAAGCCCAAGCCTTTGCGGTGCATTAGAGAGCACTGCGGGGGCATCTGAAACAGGATCAGCTACATCACCCGTCGCATCCCCTGCTTCTGGTGCTGTTCCTGCATCATCAAGATCAGAATACGCTTCCCCCATCGGAACCGTGTAAGCAGGAGAGAACCCTGCCGCGATTTGCTCAAGGGGCATAGGCCCGTATGAAGTAGTTACGACTGCAATATCACCACCAGAAATAGGCATAAGGCCCATCTCCGCCCTGGCCTCATTTACCGTGAGTACACCTTGGCGGATCAAGGTTTCGGCCCGCTTTGCCATAGCTAGCTTTTCTTCTGATGTAGAAGGGGCCACACGATCAAAGGTGAACGACATGCGCCCAAGGTCTTCCGGGTCCACAAGCCGGGAAACAATCTGTGCATTCACACGGGCTTGAATCAACTCAAGGATAGGTGAGATCAAATGACTACTGGAAACGTCCATTTGAATTTCAGCAGCAGCCCTTGGGACGCCACTGCTATCACCAAGCTCAACAGGCAATACGCCAAACACTCGCCAAATAGATCGGCGCATTTCTTCTACAACGCGCAGAAGCTCTAAGTCTTTAGGTGTATGCCTAAGCTCAAGCCACTTGGCATCAATACCTTGCGGCTGGGGGCTGGTCACAACACGAATGCGGTGATCCTTGCCTTTCATTGCCATCAGGTCAGATCTTGCCCGCTCAGCAGCGGGACCGGAAATGCCACCAAGAACAAGCAGGCCAGGCGGGATTTCATCTGCGTCCAGTGCCAACATGGCGTGCTCGCTTGCCAGCACAACCGTCACACACTCATTGATTACCGTTTCCATCATAGGTAGGCCCAAGGTGGATCGGGTGTTGTTGAAGATCTTAAAGTAAGCAAGGTCTTCCGGTGGGATTTGTACTGCTGACTCTGTGCCGTCTTCTGGATCTTGATCGTAATAGAGCAAGTGGCCATGCTTGTCGGTTACTGGGAAAAACTCACTCCCGAGCCACACCTGAAGCTCCGCGAGCCTGCCCACTTCATCGTTTACTAGCTCAATGACGCCTGCATCATATATGAGCAGGTCCGTGACCATTGCGGTCATCATTTCCTGCCATGTGGTTCCATCTGTATTTGGCATAGCCAAGAAGTTTCGTACTTTCTTAGACTGCTCGGTAAGCCGGGTGTATTCAGCGACATCTCGGGGATCAGAGTTTACTTTGATATACCAGTCCCAAGTCGCAATACGGCGTGCAATAGTATCTACACAAGCGCGAACATCAGGCGTCGTTTTATATAGCTGGAAGTATTGCTCAGGGTACAGGCTGCGGTGCGTGCTGTAATAAGAGTAGCGACTGTTAGGCGTTGAGTTGGCAGTGGTGCTCTCATAAGCATTGGACCACGCAATGCGCTGCCGTGCAGATTTTACGGGGCGCGGGCCGCTTTGAGCTAACCACCCACCAGCGCGTGTTTCTTGTTTGGCGTTTATCGGTACTACTGGAGCAGAAACAATCTTAAAATCAGGCATATGCTATCCACGGTTTTTTTAAGGTTATCACGACCGCACAAATAACGGCACACAACCCGCTATGTCTTCAAATACAAGTAACAACCTAAAGGTTATTTTTTAGAAGCCATGTACGCTACCGCATGGCCGCTATCTATCATTTGTTGGTTTACAGACACTTCTTCAGGCTGGCCATAACTATCAAAAGTCCACAGCGTCACCAAGTACCTTCCGTATTTCCCTTTCTTTTCTGACTTCATTAAAACGGTTTGGTTTAGTACCTTTTCCCTTAAAAAACCCCTGGCCGCAAGTGCCCGCTGCTTCTCTTGATCGCTTACGCCCCGCAGTTCCGGAGTATTGATTCCCAACAGCCTAAGCTTGGCCGCATTTGCGTTGAAGTTAAAGCCGAGGTCGATTGTTGCTGTGCAAGTATCACCATCGTACACGGAAGTAATTTTAGCTAAGTAGGTATACACTTTTCCCCCGGTGTTTAGTCTAAGTTACCGGGTGAGCCTGGTTAGCAAAAGGTTTTACTTGGCATTGTTTACAACAAGCTTCAACACCACACAATCTTCTTTCTTCGCTTGCTTCGTACCTTCAGTTTGAAGGAAATGCGAAGCCTCGTATAGCTGTTGAAACTCTGGCATTTCCACAGCCCGTTCATTTATCGCCAGCACGCTGTCTAGATGGTTTTGGAGCATTTCACCCCACACCCTAAGTTTCTCGCCATGTTTATTGTGCTCAATAGTGTAGCCACCGCAACCGGGGCATTCTAGTTCTGCTTGCACCCATTCGCTCCCACACTTCAAGCATTCTCTAGATTTTGCGTACTGCGTTAAAAGATCGGCCATTTCTTTTCCTGGACTATTTGTCGCCGCTGGCAACTCCAGCCAACATTCTAACCATACCGCGCATCATTCCCGGCTGGTTTTTGTTTTCTTGGTCAAGATCAACGCCAGGGGTGACACCGACAAACCCACCGAAAATGCGGGCCATTAGCTTGCCTGTCCTCTTGTCTGCATCGTCTTGCCCTGCCTGGTACGCGGTGCGAATGGCAAGCAAGATTACCTCTTGATCCTCTGGGCTTGATGCTTTCAAAAGCTCAAGCAACTCGGGCTGGGTTGAACTCATTTCAATCGCTTTGAAAAGCGTTGGTAGTTTTGCTTTACTGGGCATCGTAGGTGCCTCCTGTATATTGATCCCACTCTTCACTAATATAACTGCCTGACGTATTCAACATGTCAGCAGCTACACGCTCGTAAGCATCAGCAAACCTATAGTGATCGTCGGCGTTGCCTTCATCCCAAATAAACTTGTCACCCCGATCATTAAGAATGCGACGTGAAGCAACCATTTCGTCGCCCCAACCTGGCACATGCCAAACATCTTCTGGGAAGACCTTTTGGGGTGGGTTCATGCGCATTTCATCAAGTGTGGCATCAAGCAACTGTGTACGGTCTACAGTGACTACTCGGCGGGCATAGTCTAAGCGCCTACCGTATGATTCACGACCAACGCGCTCAGTCGGGTGGAACTGGCAAAGCCATAGATCACACACCCCGGTTTCCAGGCACTTATCCCTAAGCGCTTGCGCCATGCGCATCTCAGGGCGGCTATCCACAACGGCAGCATTAACGTGGAAGCGTAAAAGCATATCGTAAAGGTCATCAAACGTAGCTACGGTCCCAACAAAGCGGCCAACCCTGGTGCGCTTGTCTGTATCATCATTGCGTTTGAGGATAGCAATGTTCACATGAAGTGACTTAGCGCCAACGTCTACCCCTGCTACAACAAACTCATCTTGCAGGGACTTATCCCCAGCTATGTCAATAGGTGCGCCAATAGCTGCGTTAGCCAGAACTTGTGCCGTTACAGCCGCACCTTCTGATTCGTACGGCCTACCCATTACACTTGTGGAAAAAGCAGCCAACTGAACCGCACTACCTTGGGCTTCAAGCCACTCGTGCCATAGCGGCCTAATGTCTTGGCTTAGTACATCAAGCCTACTTACACAGTAGCCGCGCCGAGTGTTGTCGGGGCGTTCTGCAACCCAACCGCCGCCTTTGGCAACACGGTCAAAGGGTTTACCGCACTTTCTACAGATTGGCCTAATCCAGCCACCTGCGGCCATCTTTTTATCCCTAAGCACCCACCGGCCACTGGCGTCCCTATCCACAATGTGTTGCGCCCACTCTAGGTGCTGCCGTTCACCACAGTGGTCGCATTGGTGGTGCCATTTACGGCCATCACTAACGTCGTATAGGCCAGCTACGCCATAATGCGGGCGGGTTGGGTTTCCTACCCTGTAAAGCTGTGGGTAAGGGCTTGCACGCAAACGGTCACGGGCCAATGCAAGGTTCTCTTGCACACAACGATCAAACTCGTCCACAATCAAAACATCGGCACTAAACTCAATAAAGTCGTTTACTGTGTTGCTGCCCAAAAACAGCAGGCCGCCTTCACCAAACCTCTTGATCCTTAAGCTTCCAAGATCTCCGTTGTTTGGTAGCTTGGTTTTATAATAAGGAACTTGCTCAAGTGGTGGGTGTACGCGCCTTTGCACAAAGCGGTCGCGCAACTGATAGGTAGGCAGCACATAGGCGGCAATACGCCCCGCTTCGCCTGCCCTTTCCAAAACAAGCTGGATCAGCAGTTCGCTCCAACCAACCTGCACTGCTTTCATTGCGTCAAAGCCTACGTTGGGCGCATCACAGTAAAGCTCTATTAGGTAGGGCTTATCTTTGAATGTAAGCGGAGTTCCGCGTGTGCTTTTGTGGTGCTTTAGCGCAATGCCTAAAAGTGGGTACTTTTCTTGCAACGCCTCTACTACTGGCGCTGTGCTTTGGGTTGTATCTTCAGGCACAGGTAGCTCTACTATTTTTCAATGTTGGTTAGTGAATCTAAAAGCGGTACCCGCTCAGCTTTTGGGTTTCCTGACAAAATAGACCAGCACTCGTAAACGTGGCCTTCAGGGGATCTGTAGCGCTTGATATGCAGCCCAACATTGTCCAACTGCACCCGTTGAACCCCACTTGACCTAGCGATTGCCAGCAGCTTTTCAAGGCTTTGCGCATCCATGTACATTCTTACATCAACGCCGCTATTGGGGCCTGCTACCTGCTTTTGGTTGATCAGTACGTCTTTACGGCCTGCCTGTTTCTTCCCTTCACCAAAGGGGTCGTATTTCCTTACAGCATCAATAAGTATTGACATTATTCCTCCTGGGTTACTTCAATGATCTGCGCATCAGGCACAGCGTCCAAGATCACACTAAGCTCCTGCACGTCTTCTTTCATTGCTTCAAGTATTGCGGTGTGGTTCCCGCTTCTCTTTGCCTTCTGCATTCTAACGGTATCCACAACTACATTGTGGTTATGTTCCACCTGTGAATGCACTGCAACCTGCTCGGTTGGTAGCCCGGTTAGCAAAGCCCTTGCTTTGAGCAAGCTTGGTATGTCGCTAACTTTTACCTGCAACTCGCCCGTTTGAATACGCTTAGCAATAAGGCCAAGAACAGCATCTATAAGCATGATTTGTTTGCTTATGTCACCTTCTTTCAAATGCTTGGAACGGATCCGCGTGGAAAGGTCACTCATGTACCTGGCTGGATCTATTTGATCTAGTTCGGTTGTTGTTAGCTCGCTTTTATATGCGGTTTGGCCTTTGCTTTTATCGGGCTTCTCTTCAATGCCTACACGTTGCTGCCTTACTTCGGCACGCAGGCGGGCATAGCCAGCGGTGGACAAAACAATATCCAGTGCGGCACGCATCATCTCTGATCTGTCAGTTCCAACGTATTCTTCCATACGGGCACGGAACACATGCAGCGCAGCGTACTCTGCGTCTGGCACACGGGCGCAGCGCATCTCCCATTCGTATTTCTTTTTCCAATGGCGTACTGTGCTTTCTGGTGATGTCATGCTGCGGGCAATCAACCTGTTGCTGCGTGCATCTGGTGTTTGCATAGCCCAAAGCAGCATTGCCTCATAAGCGCTGTCAGACTCGTTCTGAAGCTGCTTCAAGCGCCGGTTGCTTGGTGTGCCCTCAGAAGGCTCTGGTGAAGCCTGTGTGGCTGTTGCGTTGCTCATGCTTCCCCGATTTGTGCGCCAACCTTGCTTATAATTGCGTAAATAGCGTCTTCTAGTTTTTTATCTTCTTTTTCTTTACTTAGGCTAAACGCGGACCCAATCTTTTCCCGCGAGTATTCCATGGCTTCTTCTACTGTCATTGCAGCCAATACTTCTTGCTGGTTTTCTATTACGAACATTGCCATCAACCCAAGCGCAATGTGCTTAGGGATGTTTGGCGGTGGTTCGTTGATGCGTGGGTCGTAGTGGTCAGGCACATAGGCGTAAAGCCCATCAGCAGTGAAAACCAAAGCAACTTCGTCTTCACCAACATTTAATATGCTTTCTATACCGTCTACTTTGAGTTTCATTGTGTTTATCCTATACGTTGTGCGCAAAACTGCGCAAGTGCTCTACTAAGCTTTATTTTCTAAACAGATCTCAACATCAAAGTGCTTTTCGATCAGCACTGCTTGCGCATCAATACCAGTAAGTTTAGTGAACACCGCGCAAACTAGCGCAATGCATTCTGTCCAGTTGGCTGGATCGGTGCGGTTGTAGTCGTCCCAGTCTACTGTTACTGCCTTTCCGTTTACTTTGTATTCTACAAGCCATAGGCCAAGCTTTGGTCCACCCAAAATGGCAAACCACACCTTTTCACCTTGGTGCTCAAGGGTAAACTCAACTTGGTTGTTGTGTTGGTGGTGTGTGTATAAGTCGCGCAGTTTGCCCACTACTCCCCCTTGGGGCTTGGTGCGTAGCCATCTGCGTACCAGCCACCACCCTTAAGTTGAAAGCTAGTGCTTGTAGAAATAAGCTTGCGGCACTTGTGTGATTTGCACTTAGGGCAGTTGGGCAGTTTGTCCCGTTTCGATGGGCTTACAAGCTTATCAAAAATCTCATCGCAGTCTGTGCATTGGTAATCAAATAAAGGCATTGGTTTTCCAATCTATTGGTGCCAGTGGTTCTAGCTTTATGCCTGCTTCTATTATCTTGGCTCTGCGAAAAAGCAGCTTACTGCGGTCTTCGCTGCCCATGATGTGGTGTTCAGTCACTTCCTGGCCTATACGCTCTGTGTAGTAAATCGGGCTGACATAGCTAAACACCTTACCCTTTGCCTTTCGCATATCTAAAAGTGCTTGTAGGTGGGCTTCCATCTTGCTTGGCGCTTCTACCGTTAGCGCAAACAGCACTGTTTCGTATGTACCTATTTTGTCTACCTTAAATACAACGCGCCATTCTGGATTTTCAGCTTCCATTGCTTTCCCCGGATCTTCTTAGCTCTGCTAATAGATTTACAATATCCCCCCACCCTAGCTTGGTCACTGGGCTTTCTGAGTCAGTAAACACTACCTCAACGGGATCTTCTTTTCCAAACCCTAGCTTATCGCACATGCGTTCTATTTGGTGGATGGTGCCACGCTCAATGGGTAAAACGCGCCCTGGGGTGATCTTTCCGCCTACGTTGTCTAGCGTTTGTATTGCAATGCCGCTTATCTCGGATCGCTTGTAGTAGTCGTCAACTCCGTAGGTGCCCATTGTGTCGTGGGCTTTCCATGCGGCTACGCGTCCTTTTTTCACATCTAGCATTTGAGCCACCTGGCCTGCACTGTATAGCTTTGAAAGTTCTGCTGCGGCTATTCTTAGGGCTAGCTGCTCTTCACCGGACATTAGGCTTCTAAAATACTGGCCGTGGCCTGTGCTGTTCCAACTGTCGAAGATCTTGCTTTGAACCGTGTGATCGTCCTTTGGGTTGTCGGAAACAATGAATGCCACCGTATAAAAAGGCGTGCCTTGGCTGTGCTTTGTCTTTGATTGATAGGTAGTACAAAACACTGGGTAGCCGTGTATTTCTTCACCGTACATGGCGGCTTGCAGTATGCTTTTGATCAGCACTAGCCGTTTGAACGCAAACCCCAATGCAGTAAGGGATCCGGTTCGCTTAAACATATGGCAGTTTTTAGGCTGGTTTTTAGTAAGCTCGGCCCAGCCTTTTAGGCCGCCCAGAAAGCTGCGCATTTCTTTTTCGGCCATTTCCATAAGGTGGC